CTAACCGAAAGATTTTAGACTCTTACTTGACTCACCATATTCCTCACCAACCATGTATTCTTTTGATTTTAAGCTTTCATCAATATTTTTTGTTGCAAAAATCAATTGAAAGTCAACTCCATAACTCGATAGTGCCTCAGCCACGACTCTTTGAAAATTCTTGGAACGATCATCTTCCATCCCACCATTCTCAATTCCATCAAGAACTAAAAATCGGGGCAACCGCACATATTTTTTTTCAAGCGACACCATTAAAAGTGCGACATGAAATGCGTTGTTTAGCAATACAGTTCCACTTTCTGAAAATGCGGTTTTACTGTTAACAGATACCCTGTTTTCTGCAAAATCAAATTCCGCATATTCAGCATTCTTAAATTCTTTTTCCGCACCGTTATCCTTGCGAAGCAATTCACAAAGCTTTTCAGATATTAGGGCTTTAATCTCTGGCTCACGCTTAAGTTTTTGCTGCCCAATTAATTCAATTTTATCATTCAGTCTATTTACTTCAGTCTGCACTGTGTCTCTTTCTAATCGAAGCTCAAGCAATGACTGATGTAACTCAGAAATTTTATCTAAAGTTTGCAGCTTTTCCTCAAGCTCACCTGTCTGTCGGTATAAATCAAAAACCTTCTTTTCTTTACCGGAGTCAATTGAGCTCATCGTTGCAGTTACTTTGCTTATTTGTTTTCTGAAAGAAGATCTTAATTCCTTTCTCTTCACAGTAAGCTCAGAAATTTTTTTCCTCTTTTTTTCAAGTAGCTTTTCAGATTCACGTAGTTGAATTTCGATTTCGTTCTTCATCCTAAGAAGACTATTTGAGTTGTCATTTGATTCCTTCGGTGCCCCACATAAACCGCAGCAGTCTTTAGCTTTTTCTTCAAGAGGTTTATGGCAGCTTGGGCACGACGTAAACTTAAATCCATCAATTAAATCACCGACTTTTATTGAATCTATCAGTGCACATTTTTTATCGATCAGCTCTGATAAAAATTCCTCAGAATCAAGTATGTTGTAATTTAGTTGTTGGATTTCAGTTTCTACTTCTAGCAGCTTACTACGAATTGCGATGCTATCTTTTGCCGACGACTCTGCTTCCTTTTTCTCTGATACGTATGAAATCAATGACTCCTCTTTGACCTTTATAATATCGACATTTATAGAAGCCAATTCTTTTAAGATATTTTCTTTCTGTTCTTCAATGGTTCCAACGCCCTCACCAAAAGATGTTTTTCCTACAACTGACTGAATTGCCTGAAGTTTCGCAATGATCTTTTGTAATTTCTTTTCTTCCTCAAGAAGCTTTATCCTGGCTTCATAAAGATCATTGTCATATAAGCCTAATAGATATTTTCCTACAGACTCTCTTTTGAAAGCGGAATCGAATTGTTCATTGTTGAATATGGCACCAGAAGTGTTTGATTGATCTGCGTAAATAAGCCGATATATTTGATGCAGAGTTACATTATTATTATTTGCATCTGCTTTTGCTTCAGGCAAACCAAGCAGGTTAAACATTTGTTGAGAAAAGCTTGGCTTGCTTCCGATTGAATATGGATAGTTAAACCAACTTGTGAGAGGAGAAGCTAACGCCGCATCCATTTTCTCAAAACAAAAATCCATTGATTGCTTATTTGATCCATTGTTTTTACGTCTAATTGTAACGGGACAACCATTAATTTTTAGCTCTACATAGATACTGTCACATAGACCTGCTTCGTCTTTCCAGTTTGGAACTTCATACCCTAATCCATACATTAACAGTTGAATTACGGAGGTCTTGCCAGAGCCATTTTTCCCGAACAGCACATTCACGCCATGATGAAAAACCTCATCAAATGCGATTAGAGAGCCTCTTTTTACATGAACTCTCTCAACCTTTAAGGTAGGTTCAATTAACATCGTATTTGTAGTCCATTAATCCTGTTATTTTTTTTAACCCATCAGAACCTGTAACTGAAATCGAAGTTAAATTTTCCACGATAAAATCAATTGCCTGACTTGATATGCTGTTTTCTTTTGATGCCGCTAAAGTTTTTAATTCTTCTGGAATATTAGATAGCTGAACACGATATCCGGAAGAACTAGTTCCGGCATGTAAAACCCCCAGATCAATAAAGCGCTCAATAACAACACAATGTATTTCTTTCATAGCATTGAAGAGACTCATAGGTTCAAAATTTTGATATCTATTTATATAACTTTTAAATTTCTTTTTATCGGGAAATCTTTCTTTTCGCGTAGAAAGTTTTTGGATATGTCCTGGATTTGCTATTAAGAAATCAAACAATCTAAGGGCTTCGCATTCAACAGCGTCTGATTTCCAAGAAATCAATAATGCGGTCATCCGAAGCAATGCGTGGTTTGCATCCAACGCCTTGTTATATAAAAGCATTACTCCCACTCCAAGTGGCAATTTCCTGTTAGGAAATAGACCATTCCATTGATTTGACGATTAAATATCTCCAAAACATTTTCGCCAAGGTGAGCTTGAATTTCTTGCTCTAATTGGGTTCTAAAGAGCAGTTTCAGCGCAGCTTCTTCTTTTATGGTAAGTAGATTTCCTTTGATATTTGCATTAAAGATCGATTCAACTTCGGCGAGCAAATATGTGATTATTTTTTGAGCTGATCTGTAATGCTGATTACGAACAATTAATTTGCTGACCTCCTCTTTTAGCTCTTGTCCGGTTTCAATTAAATAACCAAACCCAGCATCTTCAAGTTTTTCCGTTAAGTCTCTAATATCGTATTTTTCGTTACTGTAATGAGTTAACTCATCAATAATTAAATTCGTTACTTTTTTATTAGATTTTTCTTCGACATATTTTTGAGACAGTAAATCCATTTGTGTTGGGGCCGGTAAGATTTTTGTAATCTTATCTCGCCCAATCACGTCGCCACCTGCGTTGATATTCCTGAGCCAATTTAACATCTACTTTTGAACCTTATCTCTACCCACAACATCACCCCCAGCTTTTATATTTTTGAAATTGCTTTTAGTTCCACCTTTAAAGCTAATCACAACTCTTATTCCAAGCCCTAATACAGCCAGAACAGCGACAACTATTAAGCCTATTGTTACTAAATCATTCACTTCGCCACCTTTTTGAAGCCGCGCGCGAAAAATCCGGGTCTCTTGCGAGATAAATGAGAGGCCCGGATTCTTTCACAGAGCGCAAAGCCCTTTCAGTCGAGTCAGAATAGCCCCGCCGGCTCCGATTGGATATCCCAGCTGAAGATCAGCACTTCGCTTCGCTGCACCCCTTTTCCTCCCCCGACCGTGTACCTGATGTCCGTGGACTCGATGTGGTACCGAGAAAACACCTGGCGTATGTCTGGGTGGTCGTTGAGGCTGATAATCGCCTTACCCTTGATCTGGCCGATCAGTTCAGCCATCTCCTCGTAGTGCTCCCACCCGAAATCTACACCATAGCCCTCGGTCTCCCAGTACGGGGGGTCCATATAGAACAGGGTGTGGGGCCGGTCGTAGCGCTTGATGACGTCCTGCCAGGACAGGTTCTCAATGAACACGTTGGATAAGCGTAGGTGAGCAGCAGAAAGACTCTCCTCGAGGCGCAGCAGGTTAAGGCCCGGCGGTGTGGTGGTTGCTGTACCGAAGGACTGGCCGTCCACTCTGGCACCGAATGCGAGCTGCTGCAGGTAGTAGAACCTTGCCGCCCGCTGGATATCCGTCAAGGTCTCGGGCCTGGTCATCTGTTGCCACTTGAAGACCTCCCGGCTGGATAGCGCCCATTTGAACTGCCTGACGAACTCCTCCAGATGGTTCTGCACCACCCTGTAGAGCCTGACAAGCTCACCATTGATATCGTTGATCACTTCCACATCTGCCGGGACAGGGCGCATGAAGAACATGGCTGCGCCACCGGCAAACGGCTCCACATAGCACTTGTGGGGCGGAATGAAGGGGATGATGCGGTCGACCAGGCGGCGCTTACCGCCCAGCCAGGGGATGATCGGATCTGGCATGGAACCTCCTTTATCGAGGCTCCTGGGCCTTCTCCGTGTTGATACGCCCACAACGTGGGCATTTGATGCTGATCCAACTGAATACTGCTTCGGCCAGCTTTTTATTGCACCGCTGGCACCTGAAATCCTTTTTCACCATCTGCAAAGCCTTTTTGTAATCTGCTAGGCTTCTCTCGCTCCGCGCGGAGTGGGGATGCCTTGCCGGCTCGCAGGTACTGCTGCGGGTTGGGCTCGCCGCCGGGTGTTGCTGCACCCAGCGGCGGGCGCTCCTCTTTTAATTACATGGATCTGCTCCCAGATTGGATAGCCATTAATACCAAAGAGGCCCCCACTATATGGAGGCCTCTTGCCTGTTGGCTTTTGAACGAGGACAAAATCACCAATGGACTTCTGCCATATCCTCCCAATCGGTTAGGGCAGCAAGCTGGTCTTCCAGTTTCTGACGTTTCCCCAGTGCTGCACCTATGGCGGCGGTGTACGCATCCGCTTTCAGGATGATCCAGTCGACCAGGTCAGCTGGGTCAACCTCTCTCGCCGCTGCAAGGGCAGAGATCAGCGGCACCGGAGTGGCTGGATTTTCAGCAAAGGCACGCGCTTCGCGCTCCTGTTTGTCCCAGCTCAGCACCTCCGATTGGGGGTAAGCATTCTGCAGGGCCGACAACTCTCCCTCACAAGCAGCGTTGATTTCGGCCAACTTGTGCGCCCGGTAGTCATCAGGGTGGAAACTGTAAAGTGTTACCGGCTCTTCTGCGACAGAGGCCACAGCTTCGAGGTCGGGAAAACTCCGCCCCAAAGAGAAAAAAACTCCATCCCTTAGAATCCTAATGTCTCTATTCATGAGAGCACCCCTGCGGAGCCTTGCGGGCCGATGTAGATGCCTGGGTTGACGGTACCTGCAAAAGCCGCCGGCAAAGCTAGCTGGAATTTTTCGCCGTTGGCGGCCATTATTCTGGGCCAAATGTTGTTATACCCTCCGATACTGGCTCCGCTGACAAGTCTGACGAAAACCCAACCGTCAGAGTCCGACAACACATAAGGCGCCGCCGCTGATTGGTCAATGCCGCCGACTTCAATTTGAGAGTAAGAAACCTCGGAAAGGTATATCGATCCTTGAGAGCACCGAAGCCAACCCGTGAAAGTCGTGGTGTTGTCCGCAGCGACTATGTTTTGCTGGTCAGTGATAGTGGTCAGGTATTTGGTCCCATCGGGGCCTGTTTGGCTGGACGAAGATGTGCCAGACCCAGCGGTAAACTCTGCAACGTAATACTCAACCCCGTTCTTTGCTGAAGTCCCAGCCCGGCCCTGAGCAGCGAGCAGGTCCAGCATTGTGGCAGTCATCGAACCGCCGGCACCACCGAAATCCGCATTGTTGTGGATGAACTTACCCGCTTCTGCGACTGTGCAGCCATTGAAGGGGGTGAAGAAAGAGTTACTTGAAAAAGGCTCTGTCAAGCCTAAGGAAAAAGGGTCGGCCATGTTTGCGAATCGACCGGAAGCCTGAATAAGGTTGGAGAAAGGCATCCCACTGAAACTAGCAATAGCCGCGCTACCAAGGTCGCTATTCAGCGGCACATCACCCGCACCAGTACCGGTATTCACCAATGCAGCAGTACCCAGCTCATCTTCCGACAGCGAAAGCACATCCCAAACCGCTGCCCCCGCCGTGGCATCAGTACAAATCCACCACACCTTTGGGGTGGGCGTGTTGTCCAACCACCGGCTGCCCGCTTCATAGCCAGCTGTGCTGTCATCGTTCGCCGCCGGGGATGTGGTCGCGCTGAGATTATTCTTAAACTTCACCCAGTCCTTCAGCTGTTGGTATGTCAGCCCCACCGACTGGCCGCCCTGGACGGCCACGGTGATCTCCGCGCCGGTCAGGGGCGCCGCTGGGCTTTCGGTTTGTATCTCAGACCATTGTTTAGCCATGTGTCACTCCACGATCATCTCTTCGCCGGCCTCGGTCAGCATGATGTCTCCTGCCTCCGTGGCCATGGGTTCACTTCGGTACCAATTGAATGTGTGCTCGAATGTCTGCCAGCTATCCAAGCCATCGCGCTGGCTCAGCACGGTAATGGTGTACTCACCGTCTTCAGTAGGGGTAAGGGTGGTGCTGTTTGCTGGAGTTATTTCCTGCTGCACCTGGCTGGCCCCCTGCAGCAGGGTGGCCTGGTAAGCGGTTCCGGGTTCTGGGCCGATATCACCATCGGTCCAGGGCACCAGCACGTCATGCTGCAGCACTCGATCGCGATGCGCCCACTGCAGTTCGATATTTCCGACCAGGCCTGCTGGCCAAAACAGCCCATTCATCGTGACATTGGCCGGGGGGTATGGACGGTATTGCCGTTGATCCAGGGTCACCACGCTGGACGGAGCCAGGCTCTCGTCCAGCTCCCCGGAGCTGGTGCGCGTCAGCAGCTTCAGATTGACGGCTTCCCCGTCGACATACTCTTTCGGATCAATGGCAGCAAAGCCCTCGTAGAACCACACACGAGCGCCCGCCAGGTGCTTTCTTGGAATCGTATCGATACACCCTCGATCCACAGTGACCATCCCTGTCTCAGGATCAATGCTGGTCACCTTGAATGCTTCGTCACCAACAGACCCTGCAGTTCCGTCACTAACCAGGCTCAGATCCACACCTTGCTCCAAGGTGAAACTGTCTGAGCTTGGCTGTAGATCCGCCACCAATAAACCCGTTGGGCACCAGTCCCCCACATCGATCGCTTCATAGGGGTTCGAGCCGGTACGAGTCACCAGGTTGTAGTTCAGCGACAAACCGCTGGGCCTCACGCCCATCGCTCCAACCCAACCGCTGTCCTCTGCCACAGTGCCCAGATCCCCAGGACTCATTTCAAAAGCGATATCCCGATAGGAAAATTCCACCGCTTGCTGGGCCAATGCGGGTTGAGTCGAATAGTCCGGCGCCTGCCACTCAGACTCTTGCTCGTCGGTAAGCTGGGTAGCCGGCAAACCGAACACATCCTGGATAGCAGTGACAGTAATCTCGCCCGATTCGACCGGGCCGTCCTCGATGCGCCCAATACGCAGCACGATGTCAGCCAACCCCTTATCCGGCGCGGCAATCCTGAACAAGCCACCAGGTTTCAACTTATAGCCACGACGATCCAGAACCGCTTTCACTCGACGCAGGCCTGGTTGCTTGGCATTCAGATCACGGCGAGCAAGTCTGCTGGCCAAGCTGTAAGTAGGCACCCCTGGATAATTGACCGTTTCCGTGTGTTTGACCCCAGCAGAACGGATAGCGCCAATATTGCGCTCACAGGCCATACGCTCCTTATTACTGATGGGATCACGGTACTTCACCACAACCTCATTGGCTGCCACGGCCGGGTTGGCGAAATCATCCTCTTCAACGCGCAACAAGCCCGTGCCGTAAGTGAAAATCGGGAGCGTCTCCGGAGCGTAGTCACCACGGATCAGGTCCAGGGTAAGCAGCCCGGTCTCAGGGTCCGTGTACTGAGCCGCACCGATGTGATCAAGCACTCGTTGCATAAAATCGGCCAGGCTCTCTTGCCGCGCCCAGCGTAAGCACATGCCAAAACCCTCATCAAACAGCGTATCAGCCGCCGCCTGATAGGCGTCCAGATCAAGCCGTGAAGCGGAAAGCCCTCGCCCCCAGTCCCGGTTGGTGAGACATTCCATCAAGATATGCGCCGGATTCATGGCATGGATCTGGCCATCCGCCATTTCAATTTTCAGCTTGGGGGTGTACCAAGGTGAGCGATCCCAGCCCTTGTAAAGCCGTCTCTGCCGAGTCGCCCACTTCTTGGGGTAAGGGTTCATCGCCGACACCATACCGGTGTAGAACAGCGTAAATACGCCTCTGAACCCAGGCGCAACGCCACCCAACATATTTCGCAACCGATCGGGAACAACCTGCGTTGGCTCACCCATCAAAATATGTAGCCAGCCCTCAACACCACCTTCACCATCGTCTCCTCCGAAAAGGTTATATTTCGCGATCAGCTCGACAGAGGACTCCGTAACGCTGCCTTTCCAGGCAGTGCGATCGCCAACCCGAACCTCAACCAATTCATCCACCGCTTGGTCAACCGACGAGCCCCGGCAAATCCCCATCTGTAGATCAAAGTAATAGCGGTAACCAACTGTTTGAGCCTTACTGCTTCCGCCCATTGGTCACCTCCATTTCTTGACGCGCCAGCGCCGCTACCTGGGCCGCAAAAGTGTCGCCTGTGGCATCAAGCATGTCTGCTGTCACCTCGCCACGCCGGCAAGCCTCGAAGGTCATACCGTGGCGTGGAAACCAACGACGTGCCCCGGACATGCACAATCCAGCGGCGCGAATATGCCGGGGGTAAATGACCACCATTACTTTTTGCCCCCTTTCTTCTTGATCGGGTCAGTTCGGTAGTTCCCCACGGCCAGCACCATCCAGTCTTCCACCCAGCAGTCACCAAACACGACATACTGGGGCGTGCCTTCCTCAGCCATTGGGAAATCAAAATCCGACAGCGCCGGCGGCTTAGGCTTCGCCGGTTTAGGCCTCATGTGATAGCTATAGACCAAGCTGGCGACGATGATTACGAGCTGAACCCACATACAGACCTCCTAGAAGATGGGCTGGCCATCAAACGGTGACCGCCCAGGTAGCCCTGGTGCACCGCCATAGTTGTCATAATTACCCTTGTCCAAGCATGCCTGTTTCGTGCATGCGCATCCCGCATGGGCCTTCAGCTGCTGCCCAATGGTGATACCAAAAGTGCTACCCATAATGGCTACGCTGCCTCCCTCATGGAGGCCAATGCCACGGGTCTCTATGACGCTATCTTCCGTTGTCCACTCGATATAACCGCCGGAGAACCAACCATCCGGCTTGGTAGCGAACTCCGGAGCGGACAGGGTCAGCCCCTCTACGTTGGAAACGGTAATGAGCACCCGAAAATCCGCGGGCTTCAGCTTGCAGTTGTGGTCATAAATCGTGTGCGGGCAGGAGCGTGACCAGGGGAGCTTTAAGCCTGTAGATGCCAGCTCTTCCGCAATGGAATGGCACACCAGGCGGGCATTAATGCGCCGGCGCTTTACATCACTGATCGTCCCGACCCACATGGCCCGTAATTCATTATCCCCGTGGTGCAGGTTAAAGATCGTCAGAGACACACGGCCAGAAGAGGGGTAGATGCGGAATTGGCTCAACACTGGGAAATCCAGGCCCACCTCAACATTAATGGCATCCGCACTGGTCTCACCGGTCTGCCGGTTTCCGTCATCTTTGATGTATATCGACTGCCAAGTGTTTTCGCCTGCCTCAACGTCGCGCCCCGCGCTGGTATATCGCCATTGCCGGATGCCGTGTTCAAACAGATACAGCCGCACAGGCTTACCATCGGCAAGGGACGTTTCATTATTATCAAAGCTCATCCAGCACCCCCCGGAACATCAATGTAGTACTCGCAGCACCATCGATATCAGCCTCGTGATTGATCTCGATTTCGTCCTGCTCACAGCGCGCCAGAACCATCCAACAGGCCAGATAAACGTCTTCCGGGGTAAATGAGACGGGCAGCCCTGCATCGAACTGCAGCCGCTCTGTTTCGCTATCCAGCTCGATCACACCGGTTACCCTGGCGTAGAACACTTCACCGGTTCTGAGGGCGATACGGACATCCCTGCGGCCAATGCGCGGGGTGCCAAACCGGTTCAGATCCGTGTGCTGGATATCCATGGTGTCCAAGCCAATGATTACCGAGTTAACGACAACCAAGTCAGCCGACCAGGTCGGCACCCATAGGGCCTTTTGGCGACCATTAAGCAGATTCATAACCCCCCGAAAATAAGCACGCTCTTCCTGGCCATGCAGCCACCAAAGCTGCTCCATAGCAGGGAAAGCCTGCTCTGCGGTATCAACGGATTCTGGCCGGCCCACGCGGTTGTCCAAGAACTGGCGAAGCCGGTGAAAGACAACGGTCATATCACCGCTTTCTTGAGGCTGACGATCCAGCACCGGCCAGTCCCGATACATTGGCAGCACTACCGTGCGGGCATCGGCATAGGGCTCAATCAGGGAAAACTCGGCGTTAAAGACAATCAGGTCGTCGTTTGCACGTCTTAATGCTGGTGGCTCGCGCAGCTCGGCGGTTCTTAACGGAAACAGTTTTGTGCCAGCAGGCCAGCTCTGATCCAAAGGTGCCCATACTTCAATTCTGTCCGCATGGATCTCCCTGACTTTCACCACCTCATGGCGGTGGGCCGTCTCATCCTGCAGCAACGCCAACTCATCAACCGCAAACTCCCGGTTTTCGGTTTTGCAGGGGATCTCCAAAGCCTCATCTGCAAGCGGGCCAACCCACTGCACATTGTGAAAGAGAGGCAATGACCAATAGCGGCCACCCCAGTCAAACAACGCCAAGTCGAATATCCGGCGATCTCGGCCAGCCAGTATCCCGCTCATTTCAAAATAGCGGCGCGGCCCCACTCGCAGGGCACGGCGCTGCTCAACCCCTTCCTGGCTGGTTAGCACATTTGTTAGCCACGCCAGGCGCTCTCGTAGCCGTGTGTTCCAGTTATGCGTGAAAGTCCAAACCGCAACCCGAGTGCCTGTGATTGGCCAGGTCACGTCGTAGTCATCCTGGAAGGAAAAGGTGTACGCCGTATCGATGTTGGGAAGACCGGCCTTGTTCACATCCAGCGTGAAGCTCTTGATCTCCAAGCCACGAAATACGACGGGCAATACCGGATAGTCCAAATGGATGGAGGCATCCGGATCTGGGGTGACGGCATTTAGCGATCGCGCATCCAGGAAGGCAGACCACACCTGCAGCTCCTCGCTCCGGTCAGTCGCCACAGCCCCCAGACGCATAGGGTCAGGAAACAAGTAAACCCGGTTGTAGAAATCATCAAAGAACGAGCAAGCACGGGTGCCTGGCAGCTCAGCTGCAGGAAAGCCAGGTATGGGTGAGTTGTCGGCTACGGTGCCAAATCCAGGGCATGCAGCCGCCACGCTGACGCTATACCCCTTCCACCGGGGTAGAGTCCTACCGTTTAGGCTGGTCGTGCCGTTGATGTTCAGCGCCGGGGTTGAACCTATCGGCGCTATTTGCCCGCCAAAGGTCGCCATTTAAGCCTCATGCAACACAGCGATACCCCAGCGTTCGGTACCGCCACCAATGTTCAGATCATAATTCCCGCCACTATCCGGCTGAATATTCCCCGGACCGGAAGCGTCACCACCGGTCTCTCCATACAACACATCACGGTTGCACATGGGGAAAATTTGCCAATCCTGGCCGCCTATCGAGATCACCTGACCAGGCTCGAACGGCTCGCAGTTCACCATCCGCACCCCAGGAACACAGCCGACAGGAGTGATGTAATCATTGGCTTGAAGGTTGGCATGAATAATCACAGGGTGGATATTTAGCGACCCGTCAACACCAACGGGCTCTACCCATGAAAGCGTGCCATTGTGGCCGTTTCCCGCGCCGCCGCCGCAATTATATGAGCCTCCACTATTGTCGAACTTATAGACATCAGATCCCGCGTCGGCATGGATAATTTCGATGCTGCCGCTTTCGCGCCCCCAAGAACCATCGTTGTCTGAGTCGTATTGGCCATCAAAAAGAAGGCGAACAGAGGAGTTGTCCCAGCGGCGGTCCTGGCCAAACGTCCCCGCGTACCCGTCGTAGCCGGTTGCGTCAGCGATGGCACCGCCATCATAGGAGCCAATTTTCTCCACATATCCGAAGAATGCATGGTGGAAATACCCAGGGGCGCTCTCAAAGGTAATGAGCGACCAGGGCTCTCCGGAATCATCTGCGTGGACGTACATCTTGGTAATCGGGTTCAGCCAGCCCAACTGGGTTGAGAATCCTGTCGGCACCCCCCCGACAGCAATCTTCAGAATCTCAAAATCAGCATCACCAAAGTTGGCGTGGCTGTAGACGTATTCATCCCTAGACAGCAGGAACGTAGCCGTCTTGCCTGGCAGCTCAACCAAGGCCGTATTCTCGACAATGTCATAGTCGACAGACCACCCCATGACGTTTTCATAGAAGTCCGCCAGGCTAGCAATGGCATCAGGCACGTCGCTGGGTGTGTAGAGATTGAACGGCATAACTACTCCAAAGCCATGGTGAAATAAGAGGCATTGGTAGTCCTGTACACATTCTGGACAACCAGATGATCAACCCCGCCTACCTGGACAAGATTCTCGGAAACGTTGCCCCGACCGCTAACGTGGTGAATACCATCCATGATCCCGAACACGCCGGGATACCCGATTGAGCTTTTATCCAGCAGAGACCCATGTAGTGTCAGCGGGGTGAGTAGATAACCGCCGCCCAGCAAAGGGGACTGGGAATAGAGAAAACTGGCTCTGCTCAGCAGCCAGTTTTCAGAGGGGGGGGTTTGTACATCGGAACCATTACTCAGCTCCCGAACTACCGCTGAAGCGTAGAACGGGTGAATGGCGTAATCCGATGAGCCAATAGAATTATCGTGCCGAACGTTTACCCAGCTACCTGCTGGGGTCAGCGCGGTCAGGCTTCCGGGCGATCGCTCCCACGGATCAACAAAAGCACGATGATCATCACCGGTCGTTTCCTGGCCTGCGTCACTGGTGTCCCCACCGGTAGTGCCGCCAATCATATGCGGGTAGGGGTTACCTGCAGGAAGCGCGTAAGGCAGATAGAGGCCCGCATACATGGACTCATACACGGTGCCCAGCTTCATGGCAGCGTAGAAACGACGGCCACTAGCGACAAACCAGTAAGCGATAGGCTGCCGCCACAAAGGAACCCCTTTGCGTGAGCTGGAGTTCACGTGATTACCGTAAGCCGTATTGCCACCAACCACACCATTATGGCCTCGCAAGAACAGCATCTGGCGATCCAGCGCAGTGTTGTCGTATAGCCTGAGAGAAACATAAACCTCATCGGCCCCGGCCAGGCCTGGCCCCTTGAGCATTACCGCGCCGGTAGTATCACCTTCATCGCCTGCACCAGAAGTGCCTTGGCTGGCCGTAAAGGGCGGAACCTGCCCGACACTGGTAATCCGTTCCCATTGCTGCCCAGCACCCACAAGATCCGCATTTGCGGTCAGAAAGGTGTACAGCTTGTTAAACAGATCCACATGATCCGTCGCGGTGCCAATTTCTACCGCCATTAATTGCCTCCATTGAGCAAACCGCGAAACTTGCTCGGGTTGCGGCTGATATGTAGTTCCAGGATCTCTTCGCCGGCGGGGCCTCTCATGGCACTGGCGATGAGGTCATCGTCCAAAATCGGTAGTAGTCGCTGGTGGAGATCCGTTTTGGGGACAGCCTGGCCCATCAAAGCCGCCGGGCTATCGCTCAGCCTGGGAGCCGTACCCACCAAGCCACCATCGGCGTAGCCCTGGAAGCGGGCCAGCGATCGCATGCCCTCACGCCGAAAGGACTCCATGAATGCCATAGCACCAGGTTGTTTCAGCACATGAGCGGGCTGAACGTATTCGCCGGCATGAACGATCCCGGCAGGTTGATACTTGGTACCAGGGCCGGTGTAGCCGCCTTCTGCGAAACCGCCTGCAGCGCCCACAGCGTTCGCCGCAGCAATTTGCGCCGCGCCTGCAGTAAATGACGCAGTTAATGATGCGGATAAGGTTGCGGAGCCTGCGGCCATTGAGCCGGTAATGGAGGCACCCAGTGACGTAGCGCCAACGCTTGTCGCCGCTGTAATGCCTGACCCCATAGCTGCAGCGCCCGTGGCGCTTGCAGTAGTGATTGCTGTCGTCATCGTTGCCGCGCCGGCAGCGCTAGCCGCAGCATCTGCACCGCTATTAAAGAGGCCTGAAATTCCCTCGAATGCCTGCTGCGCAATATTCTGGGCCGCCAGCTGCAGCATGGCATCAGCAATCGCCTGGGCGACACCAAGCACTACGCCTTCCAGGTCTTCCGCTCCTTTAGCCAGTTTTACCAATCCGTCTGAAAGGCCAGCCTGAAAGCTGTCCCGCAGGGTCGTTGCGAATTGGTCGGAGCTAATGCGCAACAGCTCCATCTGATTGCGAAGATCCTTGACCCGCTCAATGGCCTGTGGGTTTCCGGTTTCCTCGGCAAGGCGCTGCATTTCAGGAAGGAGGGACTCGACCTGGTCAGCGGTGGCCTTATGCAAGTCCAAGATCTGTTTGCGGGCATTTAGCTCGCTGATGAGGCCGGCATCTTGCTGCGCACGGATCGTTTGTTCCCGGCGCGTCTGCTCACTGAACACCTGGTTGACTTGCGACTGTAGATCTCCGATCGCTGCGGATGCCTGCTCGACATTGATTAGGCTTCTGACAATGGCTTTGCCTGCTTCATCGCCTCGAGCCTCCAACCGAGCCAGCAATTTAGAAAACTCCTGCTCAAGCTGGCGACCACGTGCCTCAAAGCCTTGCCCCTGTAGACCGAGCAACCGGGCAGATATGCCGTCAAGTGTCGCCGCGTCTTCCGTAGCCTGAAGGAGAGCTTCTTGGCTGGTAATTACCTCATTAGCGGCCTGAGCCCGTTGAAGAAGAGCCCCGGTAAGGCCCTTTTCGCTAATTTCGTAAGCACGCGTTGCTTCCTTAGTTTTCCCAACTGTGGCCGCTTGTTTTTCAAGCTGGGAAACGAAGGACTCGATTTCTTTCTGACGCTGCTTAGCATCCCGTTCGCGGCGATCGGCCGCCGGGTCTTTTGTCTCGTACCGCTCATTGATGCCAGCAATGTTCTTGGCAACCGTGGCTTCATCCAGACGACTATCAGAGGGGTTGGTTTCCCGAATCGCGTCCAGCTGTTCGCGATAGGCCTTGATGGCCTCCACCCGCTTTTCTTCGTTACTCAGACTGGAACGGGTGAGTTTGTCCACCTCAGCCATGGCCTTAATAGCTTCAGCTTCTAGTTGACGGGCTTCGGCCTTCTCTTTTGCTAGGCGCTCCTCATCTTCGATCTCCTGAGCCAAGGCATCCCGCTGAACCTTCAACGCCTTGATCCCCGAGTCTTCCCCGTCACTTTTAAATAAACTCTTCTCGTTCAGCTCCTCGAATAGCTTGATACGTTCATTGATATCATCCAGTTGCTGCTGCCTGGTCCGGTCACGCCCGATATTCAGAGCGCTATCCCAAGCCTCGCTGGCGGCATCCTTAACGCCTTTCCAGGCACGCTCCAGCAGGCCGATATCGTCAGATATTTCTGTGGCTCGGCTTTCGACCACATCGGCGTAGGCTTCGACCGCCAGCTTCACCGCCTCAATTTCGCGCCCCTGCTGCCTCAGCGCCACAATATTCGAGTACACAGAAGCATCCAGGAAGTGATACTCGTTATTCAGGTCAGCAATGGCCTGGACGGGGTCTTCCGCTAACTTGACGAACTCATCGATTGTGCTGGAGATCGCTTTACCGGTAGCGATCTCCATGGCGATCGCGGCACGGCTAACCTGCTCGATCTGGTCAGCCGCTACTTTCCCGGTGCGAGCCACTTCTGCAAGGACCGCAGCGGCATTGCCCTGGGTGCCCGCTACATCATCAATACGGCGAGCCATGTCACTGAGCTGATCTGAGCTGGTTCCTGCAATGTTGCCGGTAAGAATCAGCGCCTCGTTATAGCGGCGCGCTTCATTGGCCCCTTTCTGCTGGGCGACAACGGCCAAACCCACGGCGGCGGCAACTCCGCCAAACAGTAGCGGCATGGGTTTGATGGAGGAAATCAAGGCGCGCGCGGCGGGCTTGACCCCACCAAATGAATCCTTCAGCTGGCCGCCTTGCTGGATGGCCACCATCCAGATCGGCATGCCCGACGCCAGGCTTGTGGTGATATCAGTGATCTGAGCGGGCAGCTGCCGCATGGCTTGCTTGTATTCACCTGCAGAAAGGCGGCCACGGCGCATGGCGTCAGAAGCTTCATCGACATCGTCACTCAGGCCACTAACCGGGCTCTTACGGTTCTTGCCGCCCATGCCATTAACGCTTTTGTTGGCCTTATCGACAGCGGCGTCCATGTTTTGCGCGGACTTAGTGGCAGCATCCAGATCCTGTTTGACTTTGGCTGGCCCCTTGCCATCGAGGTTGTCCAATCGCTTGCTGGTGCGATCAGCGCTTTCCCCAACGTCATCCAGGGCGGTATCGAGCGCGTCCAGCTCTTGCCGGCCTTGTTTAAGGTCGGCCTGCATTCGGAGCGCGAGTTTGAGATCTTGGTCTGCCATGGGGGGATCATGGCGGGTATGGCGGGAACCGTCTTTTGAACGCGGGCAAAAAAATAGCGGCCTCCATGGCCGCCAGTCAGTTATCCGTGAGCCATTTTATATGGCTTCTCGCATTGTCCTTATCTGCACCAAAGGCCATCCGGACATCATTAAACCGGGCAACCCGCTGGTGCCGCTCACGGCGTAACGCTGCATCGAAATACAGCATTATTTGTCGCTCGGTGTAGCCTCCGATTTGGTCAGCTCGGTGGCCTGCTCCGATGAGGGTGGCATAGATTTCTCGCCAGCGGACTGGCTTGCCTTTTCGAACCGGTCTTGCAGTTTTCGGCTGACCACCCGTCTTTGAGCAGACCGAACAAAAAAAGGGCCGCACACGCTCCACCAGGTGTAGAGCAGCACATCCCCCTCATGCTCACTGAGTGAATGAACCCAGTCCAGGGGCATATCGACAGAATCAGCCACCAGCTCCAAGGCCAGATCAAGGTGCTCGGCCAGCAGGTCCAGGATTTCTTCCAGCGATGGCTGGCCACCACTGAGGATCTCTTGCAGGCCGTGAATGAATGGCTTTGCTTTGGTGCGGATCTTCAACCCCTCAACGAAGCCGTACTCACGGATGACCACCCGCACCCCGGCAATTATCACTTCTTGCTCGGGGTGAAGGATCTCCAGGTCATTGTCCTCCTGGGCGTCAGGCTGTTGCTGTTTTGGCAGCACCTTCGCCATTAGGAGGCCTCCAGCAGCTCAATACGGCCAAAGCCACCCAGCGCCTCATCCATGGCCGCTGTGGACTCGAACAGGCAAGTGCCGGTGAGTGAGATTTCACCGAAGCTGCTGTTAATCAAATCCAGCTGGGATACAGGGTTGAATTTCAGCTTGTAGAGCCGCACACGGACATTTTCACCGCCACCATCCACCGTATTCACGCCATCCAGCATCAAATAACGGATTGGTGCCTGCTGGGTGAACATGGTCAGGTCAGTGGCCGCACCATTCTCGTAGTCTGCCAGCAGCGGCTGGGTTAACGCAGATACATCGAGCATTTCCAGCACGCCACCGGTGGCGCTGGCAATCCGATAGTGGGTGTCTTCCACCAGCGTGGTCGGCGCACCATCGCTATCTTCGATTACCAACGCGCTGATACCGCCACGGTCCAGGACGACCATGTCACCATCCACAACCGTCGGAATCGGTTCATCGGTTACCGTGCCGGCAACGATAGTGCGCTCGGTGCCGTACAGCCCCAGTGCCAAATTCTTAGCCGTGCCGTGATACAGGGTCAGGGTGAACGCCACCTCGGTACCGGTGTTCAGCGTGGCACTGGTTTGGCGCAAGCCTGAGTGGCTTTCCTGACGCTTTTCTTCGGACACCGTCGGGGAGATCTGCAATACACCTGCATCATTCACCCAATGCATAGCACCCGGCTTGCCGCCGGCAAGGGATGCGCCCAGGTACACTTTGCCCTGGAGGGAAAAGTCTTTCATTTCTGATCTCCCTTATTCTCAGTTGAAGGGCCGCCTTTGGGGCCGTCAGTCTTAACCGGTTGATAGCCACCGGGGCCGGTTTTGATCTTGCCCCGTTCTGCCAGCCATTCAGCCTGGCGGGCGGTGACGTCAATTTCGGCGCCTTCCTTTCGCGGCTTACCCGCATGGGTATGGGGCTTGGTGAGGGTGACTTTCACCGTCTTTTTCTTCGTGCTCATGGGGCGTTGCCTCCAATGAAGTGGGTGGTAGTGAAAACGTCGATCCAGAGCAACGTGTCGGCGTCGTAATCCAACACATCTCCCTGGAGCCAACCGATGGGCCTCATCGATTGGTCATCCGGTTGCCAGCCCATCAGGGCATCGCGGATCTTGCCAATGAGGGGGGAAGCATCTCGGGCGGCCTGGTCCCCCCTGTTGTCCCGGTAATTGCGTACAGCCGTTATCACCCCGAAGGTGACTTTTGCCTGCTGATTACCTGAAGGGCGGCGGCCTCGTTGCTCAGTTGGTTCCTCTGTTCCTTGTTCCTGAGCTAGCACAACAAAGGCAGACGGCACCCTGAAACCGCGCAAGGAAGACACCGCTGCGAAATCAGCGGCCCCCTGTACCTGTTGAAGGTCCGCTACCGCATCGCGGAGCCGCTGCTCGATGACCGTGGTATCCAGGGGGGCGCTCATCAGAAGCTCCGGTTTTTTCTGTTGAAAAGAGAGGGGTCGCTTTCAAAGCGAACATCCAGCTCGTTAGGGCTATCCTGTACCGGGTCGTTTGCTCCCAAACTGAACTGGCCGTTTACGATCTGTTGCAGAAACTTCAAAGCGTCCCGGTAGGCCCGAACGATCGGATCATTACGCTCATCAGAGATCCGGTCTTTGTGGAGCAGGTAGCGGGTGATATCCCGCGACCAGGCCATAACAAGATCCGGCGCAGGATTCAGCGGAACGCTGTAACCCCGTTTCACCAGGTAGCCATTGATCAGCGCGTCGGCATCTCTCACTGCATCATCAATCCGCTGTAGCGCATCATCTGCGATGATTATTTCTTCATGCGCCCAAGCGCTACGGTCTTGATCCAGAAGAGTCGCTTCCATCAACTCATCAGCCACCATCTGCTCATGCTCGGCAGTAGCTACTTGGGCCAGCTCTCTGGCTCCAGGGCGTTCTGCCAGTTGGGCGTGGGTGATGTAGCCCATGGTTGCGCTCTCCTTGAATGGAGCCGATTCCTTTGTTGATATCGCTAACGGCGCCTATGAATCGGCAAGTTCAGCGCCCTGGGGGGGTTATTTATGGGGCTTGCTCAGACTCTCGTCTTCAAAAGTGACCCGCTCCACAACCAGTCTCGGCTCGTTTTCGATTGCCTCAAGCTGCTCATCTGTGAGGGCGGTCAGGGCAATGCCAAAGCCTGCACGGTTGAAGCCGATTCCTGCACGACGAAAAGAAGGAGTCACTGAGCGAACCCAGATTCCTTCGATGTGCTCGCCGGTTTGGGCCTTTGCCGTCTCCTCAGCAGCCTTCTTCTCCGCTTCAGCCTTCGCTTTTTGTTCAGCCGCCTGCTTCTCGGCTTCCGCTTTCGCCTTTTGCTCTGCCGCCAACTTCTCAGCTTC